GTTGATGTGGATGACGATGAGTTAGAATATGTTATCTTCCAAGACGCTGTAATTAAAACTAAGATGTCTCGTGTACCATTAGATGCCATAGTTAAGATTGTATATATGGGTAAGAAGAAGTCAGAGAAGACAGGAAGGATGTACAAAGATTACAAGTTCTTCATAGCCAAAGAATAAGTATGGTAGTAATGCAATAACATTATGGTAAAACTACCATAAAATTTTTTTATGTTTAGGAGGTTTTTTATGGTATCAAGTTGGGATAAGATGGTTTTAAACCATGTGAATAGAGACGTCACAGTATATCAGAATGGTGTACTTGTAGCGAAAGATGCAAGATGTGTCAACATAGACTTAATCGGCGAACGTATTATCCTACGTAAAGATAAAGGCGAAGGAGCCCAGATAACAGTTTGGGGTGGAAGCATCATAATATATGATAGTGAAAACTACAGACCAGGACAAAGTGAATATGAAAGTAAATATGGAATTCCTAATGGGAGGAGTCCAGAAGAACTAATACGTGGATACTAAGAGGTGAGCAATGTGAACATGGAGCTAGTACAAGAATTACGGGGTAGTACCAACACATGTCTCACCTTTGACCCTATAGATAAAATCATTTATCTTAGGAAGTATATAGTGAACAATGAGGACCCGGAAGATAATCTTGGCGGTTATTATGCCATGAAGAAACTTCCTCGAGGTAAAGCATTTGAGAAGATGACCGCCCGTAGTGGTGAGATTCAATTCATTAAAAAGATGGTAAGTCAACATTCAGAGTTTGAAGATGTTGATATCAAAAGCTTTAGTCATAAACTCGAGGAAGCATTAGATGGATTAATATTTAAATATCATGATTGGTTAGATGGAGCCGAAGAGCGTAGAGAACAAGAACGTTTAGAAGCCGAAGCAGAGAAACAACTCGAGCGGGAAATGATTGCAAGTGAGGGATATGATATAATTGATGAGATGAAACATCCCCTCATCTGTATTGCATGGATGATCGATTGGTGTACTGCTGGTGAACGTCTTAATATTCTCTACGCCTTTCTTGCATTAAGCAGTCAAGTGGTATTAAAGAATCCTATATCTGTAATAGGTATAGGTGATGGAGGTAGTGGGAAGACTCATATTCAAGAGGTAGCATTAAGTATGATACCAGATGAGTATGTGATGACTATTAAGTCAACTACAGATGCTGCATTGTTTGGTTTCTGTGATGAAGACCCCTACCAGTTTGATGGTAAGATAGTAAACATTGGAGATATGGGAGGTAAGAATGACCATGAAGAAGCCCAGAACTTTAAGAATGCAATGAAGGAAATGCAATCTGATGGGCATATGGCTAGGATTAAACGAGAACCAAATCCAATGGATGGTACTTGGATGAACAAGACATTTGAATTATTTGGTAAGCCTTGTTTAACTTATACCAATGTACCAGGTTATGACTTTGAAGACCAAGAGAAGAGTAGGTCAGTATTTTTCCAACCTAGAACTGATAATGATGAGGCTGTTATGGTCTTTAAAACTTTATCTAGGATGAAAGGTACACCTACAACTGAAATACTTGAAAGAGAGCAAGGCAAGATAAAGGATATAAAGAAGATGCTTATTGCATTAAGAGTTAGAATGGAAGATACAAATATATATAATCCATACAATGATTTTATGCGAAGGTATCTTGGTAGTTCTAAATACTTTAAGAGAGATGTAGATAAGTACGATGGTATACTAAGAATTATCACAGCCATAAATGGATATCGTAGACCTATAATAGACAACACTTTGTTTACTACCAAGGAAGATATCGTTATGTTTGTTGATATACTTGAAAGATACCACCGTTCTATTACGAGCAACTTATCACCTGGAGCAGCAGATGTCTTACAAGACTTAAGCGACCATGCTGATAAGTGGGATTTGTACGAAGATGGAATAACCGTCAATGACTATTCATATAAAACTACAACTAACTTATCTAAGAAATCACTTCAATCTTATTTTAAAGAATTGAATGAAGGTGGATATGTTAAAGTAGTTGGTAAAGAGAGCCAATCATATGTCTATGTTTTGGTTGAATTATCTGGTGATAACATCAAAGATGAAATTAAATTATCAGAACTTGATGAAAAAATATTAAAATTCAACTATGATTATGACGATGTGATTGCAATACTCAATACCTATGATACCCCCCTGGACATCTTTAGCAGGTCCAAGCCCACGCCCGTATGGAACGACTATCTACCAGAGAGTGATGGATAGGTGCTATGGCATTCAATTAGACCCTATCTACTCTATTTTTTAGGAGGTATAAAATGGAAATAGAAATTAAAGATGACAAGTTAGAAATAACAGATAGCGAAGGAATGAGCATACGACTATCTGTAGATGAAACAGCAGAGCTTGTAAGATACTTAAAGATTAAATTGGAGTGAGTTAGATGAGTATAATGAAATATATTATACTTGAATCTACGATGGCTGTGTTGAGGAGGATACGAATATGAAGATGTATGTACCGGATATCAATGGGATATGGGAAGAGATATTATCGGAGAAAATGATTAAGAAAAACAAACAATATGGTAACAGTGTATATGATGAGGACACCACCTTCAGTGATGTAGGTGACCCAGAAGAGTTGATTAAAATACGTCTCGACGATAAGATGCGTAGACTTAAAACATTAGACCCTAACTCTGATAAGTATGATAGTGAGCTAATGGAAATAATAGCATATCTAATGCACCTATTGAATTGGAGGCGTAATAGTGGTAAGTACGAAGAAAAAGAAGAGCTCAAAGAACTTGGGCAATATAAAATCAAAGCAGACGAAGAAGAAGAAATCTGGTGGGAAGATATCCCAGGAGAAGAACTCAGAAAAGTCAAACTCGCCACTGGAAGGAATCCAAGTAGTAATAGACAACCGAGAGACGAGGAGCAAAGTACCCGGACTATTAGAGAAATTTGTGACGACTACTTACCGTTCCTTGGCTTACGGAGATTACCAAGTGGGCAACGACGTCGTCTTCGAGAGGAAGACTTTCTCTGATTGGGAGGGAAGTGTTATAGATGGACGAATCTTTGAACAGGCAAAAGGACTACGAGAAAACTTTAAAAGCCCGGTCTTCATCCTTGAGGGTGGACCGCAATATGGAGGTCCCAAATATTCCAGACCCAAGCTTAGTAAAGTGGCTCTCCATAGCTCTATGCTTAGTATCACTATTGGGTTTGGTATTCCTATTATACCTACTAACAATCCCACTGAGACAGCTAATATTATAGTACAACAAGTGCGTAGAATGGGTAAGACATCTAGTCCAATTCAAGTCAAAACACATAAGAAAGGTCAAACCATATCAGAGATGAGACAACAAATATTTTGTTGCTTCCCTGGTATAGGGCCTAAACTAGCAAAGGCTTTAGATGAAATGCCATATCCATTAATACAGATATTAGGTGCCATAGATACATGTCAAATCGATAAGCTAGGACCAAAGAAAAGAGAAGCAATACGGGAGGTGCTTAACAAATGTTAATGTATGATTATAAAAACGGAATGCAACGATGTTGTTTCTTAGATATAGATGACCCATCGTTTACTTGCAACGACTGTGACTTCAGAGACACTATTTGTGAGGGCCACTTCCAAAAGAAATATGGACTTAAAAGGAGAGGAAATAATGCTTTGTAAATATGGATTTTATAATTTTCATTGTAAAAAATTAGCAGAGAAATATGGGTTAGAATTTACACCATGCTTTTTTGAAAATCCAGAGCAGTGTGAAGAGTTTAAAGAAAATAAAAAGTAGGGGAGGTTTGAATATGGGAGTAACGATTGACCAAAAGCTTAACGCATGTGTACATAATATACGAAGATGTGATAATCAAGCACTTTTACTTATAATATTACAAGAAGCACATGAAAGATTAAATGAATTAGTGGAGGAGTATAATGAGGACATTCAAGAATAGTAAGCCATGGGATGACCTCACTATAGGTCCAACCGTAAATGATATAGATAAATTATTAGAAGAGGGGTGTAATGATAATGCCAATATGTTTAAGAATCCAGAGACCATCCATAAATATACAGCAGATGCAGTTAGTAAACGATACGCTCTGCTTAAACTCTTGCCAGCTGAAGCAGCAGAGTCCCACATTAATGCCTATGTCCACATACATGACCTCGAATACTTCTATGCCAGACCATTCAACTGCTTACAACATGACCTCAGATGGTTCATCAAGAACGGACTCAAGGTCGACGGAAATGGATTCCACACCAGTGTCGCTGGACCCGCTAGAAGACTTTCCGTACTTATCAACCAAGCTGGCCAAATATTGGGAAGCGGACAAGGAAATATGTCCGGGGGCCAAAGTATCCCGTTACTTAACACCTTTCTGGCTCCATTTGTTGGAGGGATGAATGATGAAGAACTTGAACAAAACATGCAATCTCTCATTTACAACCTCAACCAAGCATATGTTAGCAGAGGAGGTCAAGCCGTGTTTAGCACTGTTAACATGGATTTTGGAATCCCACGATTCCTCAGAGATAGTCCGGCTTATGGGCCAGGGGGAGATATCAGTGGAGTATATGGAGATTATGAAGACGAATCTAGAAGAATTCTTAGAGCGTTTACAACAGTAATGTTACAAGGTGACTATACAGGTAAGCCATTCATGTTCCCTAATACTGTCTATCGAGTCGAGGACAAAGTGGACGATGAAGACTTACAATTAGTCAGTGAACTAAGCGCTAAGTTTAGTATACCATACTTTACAAAAGCAGTAGATGGGGAGGAGTATCATAATGTCATGGGATGCAGAACTAGACTTAACAGTAATTGGACTGGAAATCCTAGCACTGATTGTCTTAGGACTGGTAATCTGGCTTATATAAGCTTGAACTTACCAAGGTATGCACTCAAGGGCGACTTCTGGGATGAACTTCAACATGCAATGGAGGTTGCTAAAGAGGTCTTATTACTACGTAGAGAGCATGGACTTAAACTATTAGAGAAGAAAAATATAATGCCATTCCTGGCACAAAGAGGTGAAAATAATGAACGCTACTACAATGTTGATAGCGCTACTCTTAGCTTCGGTATCGTGGGGCTTAGTGATGCTTTGGTTCTACTTACTGGAGAAGGGCTTGAAAATCCCAGTTCCAGAAAGATAGGCCATGAAATCATGAGGTTCATCAATGGCTATGCAAAGAGGTTAGAAAATGAGACTGGTTATAGATGGACAATCCTACAATCCCCGGCTGAATCAACCGCTGGAAGATTTGCTATGGAAGATAGAAGAAAGTATGGTAGAAGAGCACCAGTACACGGAGCAACAGGTGGATATTATTATACCAATTCTACGCATGTGGATTATGACTCTGCACTCAATATTATCGAGAGAGTTAAAGCAGAACAAAATTTCCATAGTGAAACAGCCGGTGGACACATTTTCCATGGTTGGTTGGGAGAAAGATGGAGTCCAGATAGCATCGCCAACTTTACAAGAAAACTTATTAATAAGTCTAACCTGGGCTTCTGGACAACGACAAGCGTCTATAGCGTATGTACAAGGGAAGGAATTGTTATTCCCAGCGCTCAATTTACGTGCCCTCAATGCCAAGCTGAAACAGAAGTATACTCAAGGATTACGGGTTACATGCAAAAGCTAAGTGGCTGGAACAAATCTAAACAGGAAGAGTTCAAAGACAGGAGGCAACACTAATGATAGTAACAACCGATAAAATAACCAAAGAAATAACACTAAATGATGGTGATAATATAATAACATTAGACCAAATGAACGCCGAAAAATTAGCTGAAATATTATCTAAACTATATTTATAGGAGGCTACATTAAATGAAAGACCCATTTAAGAATTTCGAATGTAGTGTATGTATGTGGTATGCTGGTAGGAAATGCTGGCATCTAGAACACACAGGACTTGAAGTAAAACCACACGACTTGTGCCCAGAATGGAAGTTTATTATGGAGGACGTTTGATGGGTGAACGACACTATGTTTATGAAATATTAAATCGTGTAACCCAGAAGATTTATGTTGGTGTAACTGTTAACCCTGGGATGAGATTTAAGATGCATCGAAGCGACTTAGACCGTGGAGAACATCATAATACTCATCTCCAGAGGGCATGGGATATGTATGGAGGACATAGTTTTGAGTTTGATATAATAAATATAACTGCAACAGAAGAAGATGCATGTCTGGATGAGATGGCTTTGATACATCGTTACTGGCCTAACTGCTATAACAAGGCAAAAGGAAATCCTGACACCAAGTATAGTAGATACAATGGTACAGTATCAAAGAATAGTGTAGTATTAAAACCAGAATATGTTAAACCAAAAGACCCAGTACCAGAACGTGGAGCTAGGTTCTTGGCAAAGCTAGATAAAATGATTGAAAACGCTAGGGAGGAGTTAAATGCAGATACCAGACACGCTAACAATCGTAGGGATAGACTACAAGGTATGCTTTAATGATGGAGCAATCCATACCGTAGATGAGGAAGGACAAAAGATAAAACATGAAACAGTAGCAAATGTAGATTTTTTGAACTGTCAAATAAATATATCAAAAGAACTAACCGAACAGATAGTCGACTTATCATTTATTCACGAGGTGGTACATGCAATATTATTTGCCATGGGATATCAAATGGAGATGTCTACTATGCCAAATAATGAAGAGTTTGTAGAAGGATTCGCACAGATACTATTACAAGTAGTCAACCAAATACTTGAATATAATCTATACTATGATGATTACTATGCAGCACAACCAGTAAATGTAGATGACGAAACATATGAGACAGTAGAAAAGATACATTGGTATTTAGAGTAGGTGATTAAAATGAATGAACGTATGGAATATGTGATTGATGTATTAGAAACATTACAAAACTCGTTAGAAGTATTAGATAACGACGATATATATGATGTAATAGATGAAGTCATTAGACTATTAATGATGAGTGAGGCAAACGCATGAACGGACCTTGGAAAGATGAAGAAGAACTAAGAGAGTGTATGTTGTATTGGCAGAAGCGTGCATTAGAAGCAGAAATAGAAGTTGAAGAAGTACTAGATTATAATGAAGAACTGGTAGAACTGGTACTAGAAGCTCGTGGAAATGCTGAATACTATAAGCAACAATTCCTCGATAAAGATAAAGAGATGCGTATAATGATAAAAAGAGTAGTCTCAAGAGCTGCTGACATTGGCACTGAAGAGTCAGATGACCCATGGAAATATAGGAGCTAAGATATGAAAGATTTGGATATACTAAAATATTTTACAGACCAAACCATGAGTGTACACCTCAAAGAAGGATGTACACCTATGGCAAAGATTGGACAACCAGGTAGAATACGTATTGTAGACTTAGATTATCCACCCTTGGAGGAGTACCTAATAGATGCATATATCCATTCAATAGTAGAAGAAACATATGAAAACCCAGCAGCATTTGTAGAACTGGAAGATGTAGGTATTAAAGTTATCCAGATGGAAAATATTAGGATAACCATAACCGAACCACCAACCAGCGAAGCAGCAGAGATAACCATGGTAAGACCCGTGGCACGAAAGAAGCTCATAGACTATGACCTACCAACACCTATAGTATCTCGATTAGAGAACGATGCCCAAGGTATATTAATAGCTGGTGCACCAGGTGCTGGTAAATCAACATTTGCAGCAGCACTTGCAGACTTCTATATAAAAGATGGAAGTGTTGTCAAAACAATGGAACAACCAAGAGATTTACAAGTCGACAAAAGGGTTACACAGTACGCACCAGTCGAAGGAGATATGGGTAAGATAGCAGATGTACTATTATTAGTACGCCCAGACTATACCATATACGATGAACTTAGAAGAGACGATGACTTCAGTGCCTTCGCAGACCTACGTATGGGAGGAGTTGGCATGGTAGGAGTAGTACATGCAACCAAAGCAATAGATGCAATCCAACGACTCATAAATCGAATGGAACTATTCATGATACCATCAGTAGTGGACACTGTAATATTCATTGAAGATGGAACCATAGGCCACATCTATGAGATGACTATGAGTGTCAAAGTACCAGATGGAATGAAGGAAGCCGACCTGGCAAGACCAGTCATACAAGTCAAAGACTTCATACACAAAGATGTAGTATTCGAAATCTATACCTATGGAGAACAAACAGTAGTCATGCCAATAAAAGTAAAAGAACGATACAAACCATTCAAAAAGAAAATACAGAAAAAACAAAGAAGGTGAAAGAGGTGACCGGGAATCGATAAAGTAATAATAAGTGTATGGTCATTATTCTTTTTATATTTAGTAATTAATGGCCTAATATTTGGAGTAAGATAAATATGAACGTTGTAGATATTATTGGTTGGTCCGGTACCATACTAATGCTAGTAGGTAGTATCATTAATATCTATAAGCATACTTGGTGCTGGCCAGCCTGGATAGCTGGAGGGACATTAATCATATGTCAATCCCTAATACTAGGAACCTGGAATATAGTAACAATGCAACTAGCATACATGCCACTAAATGCATATGGCTGGTATCAATGGAGGAAAGATGAAACCAATAGATAGAAGTAAAAACGGAGTAGGCTACATGGGCATCTGTCATTCAGATAACCCAGTAGTCAACTGTTTAAGATGTGGCATACTATGCAAACATATCGGTAAAAGAGCAATTGATTTAATATAGATGAGGAGGTGAACTATGCAAATAGTTGAACTTGAGTTCAAAGATGGAGGTTCTCGAATTGTAACCTTCAATCGAGACAAAGATGGGAAATTAGTGAGAAAGAACAAAGAATTCAAACATTACATCTATGAAGAAGATTCTAACGGAGCCTATACAACGCTCTATGGAGATAAAGTCAAACGGAAATACTTTAAAAGATTTTGGGATGTAAAGCCATATATCAAAGAATCGACGAAACATACCTATCTTGATGACTTGAACTATATCAAACGGTACCGATTGGACCATGGAATGGATTTTGAAAATGGGGCTCCACCAAGAATATTCTTTTATGATATAGAAACCACAGGATTCAGTAGTGAATACATGGAAATCATAAGTATTGTAGGATATGATACATATTCTAAAAAATATTATGAGTTTCTATGGACACCAGCTGAAGGTGACTGTGACACTGAACGTAAAATGTTAATTAAATTTGCAAAGGTGATAAGAGATGTTGACCCCGACATACTTACAGGTTGGAATAGTGACAGATTTGACCTTCCTTTTGTTATTGATAGGTTTCGGATTAATAATCTATCGACAGCGCTTCTATCGAGGATGAAAGAGGAAGTAAATAGCTACTATACACAAAACGAAGGGGAAGTCTATAAGATTAAAGGACGAGTAAATATTGACTATTTAAAGGCATATAAAAAGCAACACTATGGAGAGATTGAAAGTTACAGTCTTCAAAGTGTAGCAGAGCACGAACTAGGGGTGGGTAAAATTGAAACAGAAGAACTTCCAGGAACACTATGGGAACACGGACGCTTTGATGAGCTACTATCTTATAACCGTAGGGATGTCGAGATTATGGTCCAACTGGATGAAAAACTTCGCATCTTCGAATTCCTTGACAGAGTATCTGATATCGCATCCTGCTCTCTCGAAGACACGCTATACAACTCCCGTATCGTGGATAGCTACATCCTCAAATATGCAAGCACAAAAGGAATTATATTACCTTCTAGAAGATTCACAAATAAACGAAGTGGATATACAGGTGCAAAGGTACTTGACCCTTCAGTGGGAATCCATTCCAATGTCGGTATCTTTGACTTGGCCAGTCTCTACCCCTCCATTATCATTACATGGAACCTCTCGCCTGAAACTGTTAACCGAGATAGTCCCGAACACGAACCAAAAGGGTTGGTGCCAACTCTTCTCGAAGGTCTGTTCGCATTACGACAAGAATACCGTGACGCGGGACGTGACAACGATCAGCGAGTTGTTAAAGAAATTATGAACTCCTTTTACGGAGTAATGGCATTGCCAACGTTTAGGCTCTATGAACAAAAAGTTGCCAGTGAAACAACAAGACATGGGAGGGAAATAATTGAATTCACAAAAAGTATTGCAGAAGATGAAGGATATGAAGTCATTTATGGTGACACCGATTCCGTATTCGTTTCTGGTATCAATAATAGTAGTGACGCTACTATTCTCGAATCAACCATTAATAGGAGTTATGATACTTATATTAGGGATAGTATTGGGACTGAAGTACATAGATTAAGAATTGAATTTGAAGGATATGCAACACGTACCATAATGGTAGCAAAGAAAAGATATGCAATGAAGTTAGATGACGGTTCCTATAAGATAGCTGGATTCCAGATGAAACGAAGCGACACTCCACCACTCGCAAGAGAAATGCAAGAACGTATAATACATATGATACTTGATGGAGCTAAACTTAAAGAAGCATACGACTATTACTATGACATGCAAGCAGACATAAAGCGTGGAGTATATAATGAAAGTATAGGTATGCCTCGTAAGTTTACAAAGAAGCTTGACCAATATCAACGTAACTATGCAGTAAGTGGAGCAGAGTATAGTAATGAATACTTAGGTAAACATATTGGAGCTGGTGATAAATGTATAATCTATCATATAAAAAATCACAAAGACACAAATAGTATAGCACTTGAATCTGGTGACCCAATCCCAAAAGGATATATAGTGGATACCAAGAAGCATTGGGAGCGAATCAATAAGAGTCTATCTAAACTCTTAGGAGATTTCTTACCCAAAGATAAACAACAAAGCCTAGCGGCGTTCCTATAGGAGGAAGATTAATATGAAGTTCTCACAGTTTAAATGCAAAGAATGTGAAAGTAACGACCTGGAGGTATACAATTCAATAATCGATTACAGTAAAGACCCAGCAGTTGGATACATCGCATTTGTATGCAAAACTTGTGGACATGAATTTGAAATAGAAATGGAAGCAGAGGTAGTAGCATGAAGTGTAAAGTATGTGGAAGAGAATATAGTAAATGGAGATTTTGTCTAGCATGTGGAAGTATCAACCATGCCTATACAAATAAGAATTACATAGGTGAAACATGAAGTGTAAAGTATGTGGCGTGGATACAGACCTCACCAATGGAGATGGTGAGGCTTACTGTGCCTTCTGCATGTGGCGAAGACGACGTAATCCACCCGAAATAGATAAAGAAACAGGAGAATGGGAGGGGATGTATTGATACATTGTCCAGACTGTTGGAACATAGTAGAACTAGACGGCATAGGTTACATATGTGACCCACCAAATAGTGTCAAGGTATACTATTATAAATGTCCCAAATGTGGTAAAAGTGTACATAAACAGAGGTCGTTAATATGAAAGATAATAGAACATTATGTATAAGATGTGGATGGCCCATGATAACACAAATAGTCGACGAAGAAACACGGGAAATTAGATGGAAATGTGACCACTGTGGCCACACAGCGGAGGTGAACATATGAACGCAATAGGAGCATTCCTTGCATATCTATTTACATTTACATTCTGGTTTGTAATATTCTATCTATTCATTAAAATATTAACAGGTGGAATATAAATTGGCAAATCCAAATAAAAATTATGACCTACCATGTAAATTATTCTACCAATATTTAGATGGTGGGTCAATGATAATATTCAGAGATATGATACGACTAGGAAGAAGAGAATTTCAAATCAATGCCTATCCAATAGAGGTGATATAAAATGGCTTGTGACTGTGACTGTCAAATGATTAAAACAATACGTAACCTAATACATCATCAAACTGAATTAGAGAATAGACTATTCATATTAGAGATGGCCATGCGAGGAATGGACTACGATGAAGAGGAGTGTGATTGTGGATGCGGTGGATAGAACAGGAAGATGAAGGACCAGTTAAACCAGATGACTTCTTTGACTTCCCATATGAATACTGGATGGACGTAGTAGACCCACGAGGTAAATATCTATCCGAATATCAAGACTTTATAATGAGTGGAGGAGGCTGGTATTAACATGATAACAATGCCTAAATGTAGTATATGTGGAAATACAGACCATTTCATGTTAGGACGAGGCAACTTAATGAGATGTGCTTGTTGTAGAAACTATATGGAAGACGAAGACTATATCGAAATAACAGAAGCCGAATATGAAATATGGAAAAATGAAAAACCAGGACGTGTCTAAATGGAACTAATAGAAAGATATTGTATAAAGAATGATTGTTACTATCATGGCACAGCTCAAGTATGTCCAGAATGTGGTAAAGTAACACACCCATGTAAAGAAGGAACATATGTACCAGAGAAGGGTTATAGCTTGAGGGAGATAGGTGGATGAAGGACGATTCATTAGGATGTCCATATCTACATCCTAACTTCTGGTACCATGGAATGAATAAAATAAAAGCTGGTAAAGGATATCGAAATGATATACCACTTGGACCAATAGGAGGCAAATGCAGTGAATGTGACGGAGATATAATAAGCATCAAAATGAACACCAGCGCCAAAGGATTCGAAACCACAAGCGAAAAGGTATGTAACAAATGTGGCCTCATAGTACCAGGAGCATTCCAAACACTAGAACCTAAAGGAGAATATAAAGCACGATACTATGCAACCCATGACGAATGGGTAGAAGCAATGAAACCTAAAGAACCAGAAGATGACGACATAGCATGGGATAATGAACTATTCGAACACTTTACAGGAAGACGACCAGGTGATGACGAAGAGTATGAAATATCATATATAGCACAGAAGAGTCAAACATTCGAAGAATATATAGATAAGAAGGATTCATTAGACTATCACTTAGGACTTAAAAGCAAATGGAAATTAGGAGTAAGAGCAGAAGACTGGAACCGTGGTACTAAAGAACGTATGCAACATAAGTTAAAGCAACAATATAACTATCTAGACATATGTAAAACACAACTTGGAATGAATAATAACCAAGTTGATAGTGTTAGATATATAATCAATACTAAAGGTGTTAAAGAGTTCCATAGACAAACATCATATGAAGATATAATAGCACATATATGCTTAGTAGTTATGTCATATTCGATGAAACCACAAAGATTCAGTGTATTAGTGAGGGAATATAAGCGATACAATACATATAATAGGGTATTATACCAACGTATTAAAGATATGCTGGTATAGTACCCATTTTTTTATTATTCAGTAAGTCCTTCTTTTATATAGGAGGAGACTCCATCTTTATTATCATACTATAGTAACTACAGTACAAACTAAAGCAACTACTACAGTAACAATTATCAAGACCGTTAACTACAACCCAATAGTTAACGGTCTTTTTTTATTAAAAAAAATATAACAGGAGGGATACTATGCAACGTATGAAAGCCGATACAAGGCAAGGACGTCAAGTATTAGTATACGCAGACACAGGAGAAACCCATGAAGAAAAAATCAAAAGGCTACTCAAAGAATACGAAGGAAAATGAATTTAAAGATTATATGAAATACCATGAAACAAGGAGATGCAGTAAATGGATAAAGCAAAAATAAAAGACTATGCAACAACCTTGGCATTCGCAGCAGTGCCAGTTATAATAGCATACCAAGCACAAATAGGAGCATATGTACCCGTTGAATATGCACTACTATTCACAATAGCAATGGGAATACTATCACAACTAACAGCAGATAAACGTGTCAAAGAAGCATTCGCAGATACAAGCGCTGGTGTAGATATAGCACAAGCCAAAGTACAAGAATACCAAGACATGATAGCAAATCTACAAGCAGAAATAGATGAAAGACAAGCAGTAGTAGATAAAGTTGTAGGTATTAGAGAACTAACCGAAGCCCCTGTAGAAGGACAATAAAACAACAGGGGTTCGGATATGATGGCTACACATAACAAACAATCAGTAAGACATATCCCAAGCATAGACCCACGACTCGACAAACTCGAAGACTGTGTATCATGCTTACAAGAAGATGTAAGTAGCATCAAAATAGGAATGGGATACAAAGATAAATACAACGGCGAGTTTAGAGAAGAAGTAGAGACAGAGAGCCAAAGCTTTTCGAATCGATTAGCATCCATTGAGAAGAACCAAATAGAATTAAATACAACATTGAATACAGCTATAGGCAATTTTAGATGGACGATAGGACTCGGATTCGGAGGTATCATATCCGTACTGATACTATTGATATCAATACATGTAATATAAGTATACGAGGAGGTGATTATATGAAAGAGGCACAGAAGCATAGAGATGCATTTGAAGATTACTTCATTCTAAAGCAACAAGGGAAGGCTGTAGTTGAAGCAGTAAGATTAGTAGCAGATAAGTATGGGGTTAGCGAAGGAGCAATCTATACTTGGAAGCGTACATTTGATTGGGATGGAAGAGAGTCAATACGTGCTCATGATGTACAGAACAAAGTAGCAGAGAAAACCAATGCAGCATTAGCAGAGAACAAGGCATGGTACCTTCGTATAATACACGACTCTATACGCAAAGCAGAAGAACATGGTGTGGTTAATATAGAGAATGTCAGAGACTATGACCTATTAGTTAAACAGGCATTGACCATACAAGGAGATGACCATCATGACCAAGGAGAAACAAATGAACTCCTCCGTGGACTACTCGAAGCTATTAGACAAGACTCCGAATCAATTGTCGGACGTGGAGTTAAACGTAGTTTCGATGATAAGAGCGAATCTGAGTCCGGTTGATTTGGCATGGGTTGACACTAATGATGGTTATGTATATGCAAAGCATCTTGAAGTATTGAATGATGCATTGATGAAGGTAGCACGTGGTGAGATTAAGCGGCTTATAGTTACTATGCCACCACGTCATGGTAAGAGTGAACTATGTAGTAAGTATTTCCCAGCATGGTATCTAGGACAGAACCCAGAGTGTCGTATAATCCTAGCATCATATGAGGCTGGATTTGCAGCAGAGTGGGGTCATAAAGTACGAGAGCTTATCAATGAATATGGTAAGCTAATGAAAGACCCAATAGTAGTAGACCCATCGAGTCATGCTAAGAATAGATGGGACATCTATATGCATAAAGGTGGTATGCAAACCGCTGGTGTAGGTGGTGCTATCACAGGTAAAGGTGCTAAGATACTTATCATTGATGACCCTGTAAAGAATAGTGAACAAGCCTTCAGTAGTGTATACAGAGAGAAGGCAAAGGAATGGTATAAGAGTACAGCGTTCACACGTCTTGAACCAGATGGAGCAGTCATTATAATACAGACACGATGGCATGAAGATGACTTAAGTGGATGGCTACTTAACGATTCAAATGAAGACTGGACTATAATCAACATGCCCGCAATAAGCGAAGAAGGCGAAGCATTATGGCCAGACCGTTTTAATATTAATAGACTTAATCAAATCAAAGCAGAAGTAGGAGAGTACTGGTTCAGTGCAATGTACCAACAGAGTCCACAACCACCAGAAGGTGGGATGCTTAAGCGACATTGGTTACAGTACTATGATAAAGTACCAGAGTTAAGTAATGCAGTAATATATACAGGATGGGATTTGGCAATAAGCCAGAAGGAGACAGCAGACTACACATGTAGTTGTACATTAGCATTAAAGCCAGATGGTAACATCTATATATTAGATTGGACACGAGAACATCTAGACTTCCCAGCTCAACAGAAGATGGTACCACAAATACAGAACAGATGGAATGCTAACTTAATTGGTATAGAAGATAATGCATATCAAGCAGCATTGCCACAATCGTTACGTGGGTTACGTTTACCAATTAAAACAAAGACAGCAGTTAAAGATAAAGTAACTAAGATAACATCAACGTTTACATTATTCGAACAGGGCATAGTACATCTACCCAATAAGCATCCATTGCTACATGAGTTCGAGAATGAATATGTGATGTTCAATACAGCTAAACATGACGACCTATTAGATGCAACAGAGATGGCACTAAGCATGAGTATGTTTGGACACAACCCATATACAGATACAAAACAAGGATATGAATTTAGTAATTACACCAATCAGAAGAGGAGGAGGTGATATGTATGGAAGATTATTTTCAACAGATAATGGCCAGTAAGCCTAAGAAGAAAGACGTTAAAGCAAAGTATCCAGATAAGATAGAGTCTGCTTTGTCACCGCAACAGATGACACGTCAGTACAGTAAGCCGAATCCGAAGCTGTCTGGTACCAATGAAATGTTTAGCGGTCTTACATATAGAACCGATAAGCTAACATATGAAGATTATAATAAGATGCTAAGAGACCCACAGATAAAGAGTGGATACGAACTGATACGTATGTTCCTATTAAGTAGGAAGCTAATAGTAACACCAGCAGATGACAGTCCAGAAGCAATAGAGATAGCAGAAGCATTAGAGAAGATGCTATCCGATATGGTATACCCAATGCGAAAGGTACGTAATGATATGTACAGTGCATTGATATATGGATACAGTGTATCAGAGATACTATGGAAAGCAGAGGACGATGGTAACCTAATTAAGATGGAACGTATACGACCTATACCTATTGATACAATACAAGACTGCTTTGAATATGATGACAACGGAGATGTTGAATACGTTAAACAAGTAGTTGATAACAGTGACCCTATAATGATACCAGCAGAGAAGTGTCTCATCTATAGTTATGATGAACAGTTCGGTGACAGAGAAGGTGCATCCATATTAGATGGAGTATATGATAACTGGTATATGAAACAGAAGATACTTAGTTGGTACAATGTATTCTTGCAGAAGCATGAAGGACCAACACTTGTGGGTAAGATAGAGAACCCAATGTTCAAAGACTTATTCAGAGAACAGCTCGATGAGATAAGAGAAGGTCGAGCTAACATAACAGTAGGACAGAACGATGACGTATCTGTACTTGAATCCAGTCATAGAGGAGAAGGATTCAAAGATGCAATCAACTATCATGATGTAATGATATATCGTAAGATGAACATCGGTACCATGATACTTGGACAAGAAGATGGTAGTGGTGCCTATGCCCAATCACAGACACAGTTCGATACCCTCAACATATTCCTAGATGGTATCCATGAAGATATCGCTGCTGAATTACAGAGTAAGATAGTGGAGCTTGTTGATATGAATTGGACTGTGGATGATTACCCAGTGATATCTTTCGAAACATTTGAAGAGAAAGATTTACTTGGATTGCTTACAGCACTTAAGCCACTAATTGATGCTATGGCCATTGACCCAGATGAAACATGGTTCAGACATTTAATAGCAGATGTAGTGAGCAGATACTCAGATGTTGACACAGGTGAACTACTTGAAGAAGACGAAGAAGAGCCGGAGGAAGTTCCTGAAAATGATGAAGGAGAACCAAAACAAGGCGAACAAGTTATACCAACAGCAGAAGAAAAACAGGATGTAAATACAGAAGAGACACAAGATGTATTAGATAAGTTGAACCTTCCAGTACCAGGTGAGTAAGTATGGCAATTGATGAGAAGAAGCTAAAGGGTATTAAGAAGAAGAATGCTACTATTATTAAGAAGCTATCTAAACTTCTCATCTTTGAATACAACCGGTTTGGTATTAAGATATCAAAGGCACGTACATTAGAGATGCTTACAGCATTAGCTGCAAGTAATATCTTTAATACCAAGGAAGGTCAAGTTACAATGCAGACCTTTAATGGTTTGATTCAACAGGCTTTCATTAATGGTATCAAGTATCAAGGTGGAAGTAAGACACCATTAACCACTCAGTATAGTGAGGTACTAAGTGATACAGCTACACAGTTTGTTACTAAGCTTGGTGAAACATTAAAGACAGAAACATTAAGCTTAATACAATCTGGTACAGCTGACCCAGAGAAACAATTTAATGATATAGTAAATGATGTACAACAGCTACTAGATAACAAAACATATGGAGCTACACGTATTGTACGTACCGAGACTATGCGGTCTACTAATAGTGCTGCATATATCCAAGCAAAGAGCGAAGGTAAACAGTTCTGGACTGTAGATAATAGGGACGAAGCATGTGAACTATGTGTCGAAGAGTTTGAGGGTCAAGTATTCTCAATAGAAGATACAGACATGTTACCACCTATCCATCCTAACTGTGCTTGTGTACCAGAGTTCTTTAATGATGAACAGGAAGCACAAGAGTGGAGTGATGAATTACAATCAGAGAATGAATCACTACGAAGTGGCGAAGAACCTACACAGTCTGGTGATGGTGCATGGGAAGGTAAACAATACGGAGAAGGAGAAGTAGTAGTAACAGTAACAGAAGATGAAGGAGGTGACGAATAATGCCATATCCAAACGAACATGCTGCAAGAGTCGCTGATGAAAGCGACTGCGGAGCATTCAAACGAATGAATCAAGGACAAGGTGTAAGTCTTATCCTATGTAAGAAAGGAGATAAGATGGAAGCAGTATCTTATAGATTCGCAAAAGATAAGTTCACAGTAGCACAAGCCAAAGCATGGCTAGATAAACATAACTTAAGAGCAGATAAGTTCGAAGAGGCAAGTGATGAAAAGATGGAAGCTAAGCTTTCATTGAATGCAAGCCGTGCATTAGATGGAAAGGTATGGAGTGCTGGTATGCATCATGTATTTGTCAATGATAAACCAGCTCGTGTCTATGTACCAGAGAGTACAATCATAGAGACATTTAATCAGATGAAGTCTAAGCTTGAAGATGAAGGTAGCATAGGTATAGGTATTGACCATCTATCTGATTCAATCTTAGCTGATAATGAAGTACTAGCAAAGCTGAACCTATTAGATGTAGGTGCAGTATCTAGTATTGTTACAGATGGTAATGGAATATTTATAAGAGAATCTAATATCACCAATGATGCTATACGCACATTACATGAACAAGGAGAGTTATCTTCTTATAGTATAGTCGGAGGGATGGATGCCAAACCTTGTCCAACTGGCAAGGCGGATTATATAGTGGAACATATAGACGTTGAAAGGATAGACATCGTAGGGGAAGGCGGCTGCGAGAGTTGCAAGGTTGGTGTTCAACCATCCGATATAATATTAACCGCTAAATTAAACAAGAACGGAGAAGATAATATGGTAGATGAACATGAAGCACCTGTCGAAGAAGTTGAGGCTGTAGCCGAGGAAGCTGTGGAAGAACAGGTTGTCGAGGAAGTAGAAGTTGTCGAAGAAGAAGTAGTGGAAGAGGTTGAAGAAGAACCTTCAGAGACTGTTGAAGTTGAAGAAGAACCTTCAGAGATGGAAGCATTACTTGAAGAAGTTAAGACACTCAAAGAAGAAATTAAAAGTCTTGGTGGTAAGAAACCTGTAGTTAAATCGGATGATGCAGAAGATGCAGTTAACGAATTAATCAAAGCTGGAAAGGCTTTGCCTAAGATGAAAGCTGGTTTAATGGCAACATATAATGCTGACCCTGAAGCATTCGCAACATTAGCAGCATCTATGCCTAAGATGGTACAGATGAAAGCACAGGCTAAACTTGCAAAGAAAGCCAAGGATGAAGAAGTTGAAAAACAGAAACAAGCAGAAGCCGACGCTCAGAAGGCACAGCTTGAAAGTATATTTAGAGTTAAATTATAAAACAAAAGGTGATATAAATGGCAACTAGAAAAGCAATGAATGCAATGGGTAATTTACCTGTCAAATCAGTACAGGCATTTGAAGGAACCCTCACAAGATACACAACCGCTGTATCTCCTAGAGGTGGAGTAGTAGAAGGAGCAGCAGTATATTCAGCTCCTATAGCAAAAGGTGACTTTGTTAAACTTAAAGACCACACAGACCAAGATGTAGTCTTAGTAGAAGTAATAGCAGTAGACGATGAACAAGTCCACGGTGTAGCAGTAGCATCACCACAAGGTATTGATAACACAACCGCATCTGGTGATACTCCAGCAGCAGCATTAAGAAGATTAGTAGATGTTGCATTCTTTGGTATTGGTATCATGGAAATGACCGTATCCGCAACAGCAGTAGTAGCTCCTGGAGATGTTATTGGATTTGATGCAAACGAAATAAATGAAGTTGAAACTCAGATAGCATACGCAGCAGTTGCGAATGGTAACCAGGGATTAAATGTTGCTCTCTCATATAGCGCAGCTGGTTCACACGTCTTTGTACTATTAGGTGCAGCAATGTTCATGGGTAACTAATTAGGTACAATATAATAATAACAAAAGGTGATATAAATGGTAGTAAACAATGATATAATAAAAACATTAGACCCTAGACAAATCCTACAGCCAGGAATTCTCGAAGGAATCATGAATAAGAAATTAGAACAGAATCTTGACTTTAAAGACCTGTTCCCTGTAGTCAAAACAGATGCGCTTTCATTCGCATACTTTACTGACTTAACAACCGCAGGTGCAGACATAGCATCCGGTGCACAAGCACAACCATCTGCATTAATGGAATTAGGTCAGCTCGATGAAATTGAAACCTCATCCATCGACGTTAAATACGGTGGAATGAACAGGTTCGGTTACCAGATGAGATTCTCCAAGAGACAACTCAGAGAAGCAGCAATCATCGATGAAATCTCAAGGGCAGTCGACAGAGCAGCTTTCGGTATCGCTAAGAAAATGAACGATGACATAGTCACAGCTATTGCAGCTAATGGACAGTCACTAGGTAATGGTGCTGCTGACTGGGCTGCTGCTGGTGCTACACCAGTAGAAGATTTACTCACATTCAAGAACGCTTCAATGGTAGAAGGATACCCATATGAACTAACCGATATGTTCTTACACCAGAACAACTACTTCGAATTAATGAAGTACATCCAAGGTATAGACATTAACTGGGTAGCATCACCATTCGGTGCTATGGGAGAATTACCAGAAATCAACGGAGTCAAACTCCACAACGTCAGGTCCACACAGGTAACAGAAGATGCATACTACGGTATGGACGCAAGGTTCCCTGGACTAACAATCTACGAGTTTGTTGACAGTGATAAATCTGTAATCGAAAATGGACATGTTAACATGAACGTATTCGAAGAAGAAAGATACCCATACAACACAGTTGTTGAAATGTTTGTCGAAAGAGGTATAGCTGCTAAATTACCATACGCACTATACTACGACGCAGACGGACTCTAAGTAGGTTAATACCCTACTTATATTTTTATTTTCTTTTAATCTACAGCGATTAAGAAAGGAGTATGATTGATATGAATCAAAAAGAATTAAAGATTAAGAATGATTTACTTGCAAAGATTAGTGCATTAAAAGCATCAATAGATGCATTGAAGATTACAGATGGAAAGGAATATAAAGAGTTATTAAAATCTAATGAAAAGATATTAGCAGAAGTAGAAGCTAAATATAAAAAGACTATGGAAGATATTGAGAAAAATAGAGTTGCTGATATTAAACGTAGAAGAGAAGAAGACCAGAAGATTCTTAAAGATGAACTTGCATTTATGGGTAAATACTTTGCGCATATTGCTAAGTTAAAGCTTGGTGAAAAACCATCCGAAGAAATGTTGGCACAGTTCATAAAGATTAAACGTAAAGCACATATAATTACACACTTACGTAACATGAGACTAAAAGGAGTATAAGAGGTGGATACTATGGAGATAGACGTATATAAGATGAGATGGACAGAACTGGTACAAACTTTAATTAATGCAAGAGAGTATAGTCTAAGAACTGACTTAGAGATACAACATGTTATAAACTTGTTAGCTCATATTGAGCGCAAGCTTCCCGATCACAAACCGCAAGATGAAGCAGAAGTTGAAGGCGTGGATTAAATAGGTTTATGATATGCATATCGAATACGTAATAAACAAAAAGGAGATGGAATAAATGACAGTCCCTAGAGGAGCCCCAAAGGGTAAAAAGGAATTTGAAAGGTTTGAAGATGTTACAATTGATGACTTAACAATAGAAGATACATTAGCATTAGGTACATTGGATACATTAACTGTTAACAATATTGATGCTGTTTCTGGTACAGAAATGGTTATTGGTGGAGCAGACGGTTTTGATGTTGAAGTACAGCTCGGTGATGACGATGGAGGAGAAGACTTCCATATCGCTGATGTATTAAATGTTGAACTATTCAAAGTTTCATCTAATGGTATTGTTACATTAGAAGGTGGAGCAACATTAGATAACAGTACATCTGCATCTGAATTAAAATTAACAGAAGATAATGTTAAAGTTGTAGGTACACGTAAACATATTGGAGAATGGACCACAAGGAATGCAGCTGATGACAGTATGTATAATAGTATTGCAGCATCTAGTGGCCATGAACGTGGTATGAAAGTAGCATATGATATTGTATCCAATGATGGTGGATACTTCGATGCACTATACGCAAACGTACGTTCTGGTGGAATTACTGGTGGAGAACTAAGAGCAGTAGAAGCTAAAGCATCCATTGCACACGATATGTCTAATAGCGCAATTGCAACCGGTGTTTATGCAAAAGTAGCAGTAGCAAATGCAGCACAAATTGATACAGCTATAGGTGTAGATGTTCTCTTAGAAGAAACAGGTTCCGGTGCTATAACATCCGGTATTGGTGTACGTATACAGGGTGGAGCTGGAGCAATTGATTACGCTGTAGATGCTGCTGGACTATACAGGAAAGGAGCACTTAAAGTACCTAAAGGAGAAGCTGGAGCAATATCCGCTGCAAACCTAGCAACCGGATTTGGAATTACAGAAGGAGCAGTCGCTGGAGATGACTGTATTGTAGGATTATACACCGACACCGGTGATGGTAATGCTGTCAGTCTTGTTGTTAAAGCTGGTGGATTATACAAATACATTAAGCTAACAGATGCAAGTTAAACAGCATCTGTTTATTTTTTTTAAATGTGGAGGAGGAGTGAACTTATGGTTCAAATAGTACAAAGTAAATTAAAAACAAAAACAGTAACATTAGTAGATAATATTGCATTAACAGTTCCAGCAACAGGAACAGTTACAGTGAATAGTGATGCATTTGATATAAGTGGATATGAAACCGCTATATTCTTAGTAACACTTGGAACAGAAACCGCAACTGCAACATTTGATGCGAAGTTACAATATGAAGATAGTAATGGTAACTTTTATGACGTTACGTCCGGTGCTATTACTCAAATGACAGCGGCCGGTTCGCAACAATTATTAATCAGTAAATTATATGGTGAGACTGCAAGAGTAGTCTATGTCTATGGAGATGCAGAGAACGACTCATTCGCTGGTGTTACATTAGAACTTGTATTGAAAAGTTAGGAGGGATTTATTATGAATCGTCAGTTAATACGTTTAAAGAGAAGAACAGACGATGCAATCCTCCAGGTAGCTGAATGTGATGACAGTGATAACCTATATGTTAATGTAGCAGATGGTAAGCTTGATGTTGGAACAGTAGATGAAGTAACAAATGTAACAGATGTAGATAGTGTAAATACAGTAGATGAAGTATCTAAGAGTATATCATATCTAACTAATGTTAATGGAGAAGAAGTAGCAGCACGTGGAAGTCTTATTGGATATACATTAACCAAAGAAACACAAAGTAGTGTACAATATCAAGACTCAACTATATATGGACCATGGCCAGACAGTGCACCACAATTTACAGGATACGAACATATATGGACTATACCAACAGGTGATATACAAACTAAATATCTAGTATACTGTGCTAACCCATCAATGGATACAGCATTGAACATGTCTATACGTAATGGACAAACTATGTTTGGTGGAACAGTATATGGTCAGATAGGTGGTACAACTTATACAGTACCAGCTGCAAGTTATACATTGTTTAAGAGTACAGCATGGAGCAGTTGTTTCACCAGTATTGGTGGAGTATTGGTTGACCAGAGTGGTAATATAAATGATATAACACCACCACAGAGTGATGTTCCATTTGAATTCACAGCAGTAAATGATGCAATATACTTTGGTAATGATACACCATTCCAACGTATGAGAGCAACCACTGGAACAGCTGGAAATTATAATGCATCTGGTATATGGGAATATTGGAATGGTTCAGCATGGACAGCAGTACCAGAAGTATATGATGATACAAATGCAACAGTACATGATGGTACCAAATCATTCACACGTACTGGTAGTAGATATATTCAATGGCAGATACCAGCTACATGGACTGCTTATGATATAGCATCTGACCCTACTAGTCAATACTGGGTACGTTGGAGAATCACAAATTTCACAAGCAGAACAAGTGGTCCAGCATTAAACTATGCATACTATAAACCTGTAGGTAAAGCTAATGTACATTGTTGGTTAGTAGAAGGTATATATAATGGTGGAGATGTTAAGATAACATTAGAGAACGCAACAGCAGTTCCAGCAGGTGCTGGATTCCAAGCTGAAGTAGTAGTAAAGAGGTTATAAAAATGACAAACTATGGAAATAGTACAGACCTCGGATATCTCACAACAGCTATTACAGACAGTGTATCATCTAACCTAAAAGCATATGCATTAGAAGTTGCAGACACATGGGTTAATAGTAAAGTAACAGGAGTAAGTACAAGCAGCGTTCCAGACCTGGTCGAGAAAGCAGCGACATACTATGCATATTCCTTTATCTTACGAAACCTATTCGATACAAGTTTAGACGATACACCAATGGCAAAGTGGTTTGAGGACGAGGCAGAAAGATTATTAGAAGCATATATAGGACAGAACTTAAATGAAGAAAGTGATATGCATCCATACAGTAGCAACTTATCACCTACCAATGTATTCACACAGCGTAACAAACGTACATCATATGATGACACAGACTATGATAATGTAGATGACACTGAATGGGAATCGGAGTGATATTATGACAGAACTTAATATCTCACTCGACTCTCGGTTTAAAGCTGTCAAGAATGCATTGACATTACATAGAAGTGAGCTTGATAATAAGCTACGTAGGTTAATGGATGACCTGGTAGATATAGCTGAACGATGGGTACGAAGAGAAGCACCACATAAGACAGGAAGGTTAAAGTCTGCAACAAGACATGAAGGTAGTGGAGATAGGAGAAGAGTCTTTGTAAGTAAGACTGTTGCTCCATACTTTGATTATGTTGTGGATGGTACACGGCCACATGTTATAAAGCCTAAGAATAAACAGGCATTGTTCTGGCCGGGTGCTGGACATCCCTGGAAGAGTGTACAACATCCTGGTACAAAAGCTAACCCATATATAGATAAAGCATTTAGGAATATGTTACCAAATGTAGATAAGAAGATACAAAATCTTCAGGAATGGATGGTGAGTTTATGACAACATTACAAGTAGCAGAAGCTATGGACACACTATTAGTAGACGTTAATGATGGAGGCACACCTACACATAAACATTATTTTGACCATGTATGGGTAGGTGCACCTAAACGTATACCAATGGGTGACAAGACTATAGCAATTATAGAAGTAGCAGATGAACCAGAGTTCTATTATACACTATGTGATACACATGTACCCTTTGATATTGTAATACGTATCAGTATATTATGTAAAGGTCATGTAGAAGATTCTACCAAACAATGTTATAAAGTTGTTGATGCAGTTAAAGCAGCATTGATAGCTGGTGACACTATTGGTGGAACATGTAGCTTTAGTAATATAATAGAAGTTGTATATGGAGATGCAATCGGCGAAGCCAAAGACTTGGTCGCTGGAGCACAAATATTAGTAAGATGTAGAGTTGATTAAATATGGTAAAAGTAAAATACATCGGAGAAGCCCCGGCTGACTGTATGATTGGTAGAGTCCAGCCTGGTGAAATTCGAGAAGTCAAAAAGGAACTTGCAGAAGTTCTGATAAGAGGGTTATTTAAAATTGTTAAAACTGGCAAAGTAGCAGCACCTATTAAAGAAGAAGTAGAGGAATGCGAATCTTGCCCAAAAGAAAAGGAGGAATAAGATATGACATACTACCCGGGTAAAAAGTCTTATGTCGGTCTCAAGAAACAAGCAGTAGCCGGTACAGCAGAAACAGTGCCAGCTATCTTTTTGCCTGTTGAAGATTTTCCAGACATAAAATCAAGTGCACCTAACTATTACAGTAAAGAGTTTAGAGCAGTGCATGCAGAAATAAACAAGGTATACAGAAAGCCAAATATGTCAAGTGGTGGCTCTATAAGCATTGCTGCATACAATAACTTTGTATCCTATGCATTATATGGAGTCTTTGGAGCAGTAGCATCTAGTGGAGATGACGAAGGATATACACATGCATATACAGTAGATGACGATGCACTTCCTATATGGACTATATTCACAGGTACAGCAGATTTACCTATGGAGAAGTTCCATGACATGACTATGAAGAACATATCATTCAGTGCTGGTGCTGGTGAAAATGTAATGGTAGGTGTTGAAGTTGAAGGTGCATCTGGTGATATTATAACCGCAGCAGCTACACCAACATACACAACCCTAAGACCAATAAACTATGCAGATGTAAGTGTATCATTAGGAGGTTCAGCTAACTGTGATATAGATGCATTTGATATACAGATTGACAGAGGAGTACAAGTACAGAGGACCATGTGTACAACTGGTCTTGGTGCATGGGAACCTAACAAAGTATACCCAACAACTATTGACTGCAGTGGAAGCTTTACAATGTACTTCCCAAGCTTTGACGAATATAAGTTCTGGTTAGGTAAGTCAGATGCAACATCCATGAAAACAGATACATTCGACGATACAGATGCAGACAGGGCATTAGTTATAACCATGACTGGAGAAGAAATTAAAGCAGCTGGAGCAGCCACAAGAGATACAATAACAATCACAGTACCAAAGATAGTCTACGACGATGCAAACATTGAAAGAACATATGACGATGTACTTAAAGTAACATTCAACTTTAAAGCAGTACATGACGCAGCAACCGAAACATCAGTAGCTGGAACTGGTACAGTAGCAGCCACAGTAATATCAGAAGTAGCTGACCCAGACGCCTAGTCCTTCTCTTTCTTTTTTTAGGAGGTCTTAATATGGTAATGGAATCATACTTATATACACATGAAGAAGCAGAAACACCAAAGCGCAAGAAGCGTAAACAGGTTAACTTATATGACCCAAACGCTAGCGATTCGGATAAACGATATACAGAACATTATGGATTGTAAATAACTAGAGGTGGTTATTAATGTTAGATTTAGATGTAATAATAGAAAAGAAAAGATTCATTAGATTAAATGGTAGAGATGTAGCACTTAACGAATTAACAACAGAAGAGTATCTTAGAAGCCAAGCATTAGGCGAAGATATTGTAGATGTACCAGAAGGACAAGATATTGTAAAAGCAATGGCAGATAAGATGGTCGAGTATCTAGTATTAATATTAGACGTCGACGAAGAAGAAGCTAGAGGCTTAGAGTACAGACAGTTCAGAGCACTCAAAGAACATATGGCAAGACTTGACTTAATGGACCAAGGATTCAGTGAGAAGGAAATCGCAGCTATGGAAAAACGTATGGCAAAAAAACGGGTGGAGCAAGCGATCGCTTCGCAATGAACGGACCGCTGAAAATGCTCCAAGTATGTGCCAGAGAATATGGATGGTCACATGAAGAAATGTTAAAGATGCCTAAACGTCTCTTATTTAGATATTATGGATATTGGAATATTGAAACCATATTAAGAAATGAAGAAATAGAAAAAGAGAACGAAAAACAAGCGAGAAAAGAACGGATGGATAATCCAGATACTAAATGGAAAAGCTTATAGGGAGGTGAAAGCGTGGGCAAGAATGATATAAACATTAACATCAATGGTAAGTATAATGCAAAGTCTGCATATAAAGAAGCCGAGAAAGATATGGATAGTCTTGGTAAGAAAGCCAAATCTACAGATGCAAGTTTAAAGAAGACTAATCGTGGTATTGGTACTTTTGGAGCTGGTGCTTCTAAAGGTTCTAATAACTTAAAGTCTTTAGGTGCAGCACTTGGAACATTTAACACAGGACTTGGTAGTTCTGTTGGTAAGATTGGTGGTGCACAAGGTGCACTCGCTGGTTTAACAGCAGCATTTGGTGGGCCATTAGTTGCAGCAGTAGCAGCAGCTGGAGCAGCCATAGCAGCATTTGCAGTTATGAGTTATCAGAAAGCAATAGCATCACAAGCAGAGTGGGCTAAGTTCAAGGGTGTAGTTGAAAGTGCAGGCCAATCCTTTGAAAACAGTAAAACTGTTGTTAAAGACTTTGCATTCAGTGCAGGCAGAAGTGTTGGCGAAGTACGTACAGCATTCAGTAAATTAACAGCAGCTGGAGTCAATCCAACAAATGAAGCATTACGTTCAGTAAACCAGTTAGCTATTGGTCTTGGTACCAATATGGAAAGTGCAGCAGTAGCATACAACCGTATCATGCAAGGTAAAGGTGGACGTACATTAACCCAGTTAGGTATTAAGAACGAAGAAATAATGACTGGTGGAAAGATTGATGGTGCAAAACTACAAGCCATACTAGAACAGAAGTTCGGTAAAGCTGGAGATAACTTTTCAAAGACCGGTGAAGCAGCTGGAGTAAGATTGCAGACAGCTGTTGATGGTATAATGGTAGCATTTGGTAATCTATTAATAGGTCCAGCAACATTATTACAGAATGGACTAGCATATATAATTAAAGGATTAACAGAATTGGGTGGATTTATATTCAACCTCTTCGGTGGATTCAATGCATTTGATGGTGCAATGAAGTATTTAACACCAGCAATAGATGAATTAGGTAAAGCATTCAGTGATTTAATGTCAACAATCTGGCCAAATACAAAAGCCACAGGTCAATTAAAACCAGTACTAACAGCATTAGGAGCATCACTAGCTACAATGATACGTACAGTTGCAATGGTAATAAAAGCAATAGCGTGGATTACTGGAGCAGCAAAGAATACAGCTAATGCACTAATAAATGCTGGTCGGGCAATTTGGAATGGATTTGTAAATGCCGGTAACTTGATACGAAGTTTACCAGGCCGTGCTTGGAATATGATAACAGGTGGATTAAATAGTTTTGCAAGTAGTGTAAGAAGTGCGGGTAGTAGTTTATGGAGTGCTATTCGTGGAGCACCAGGATGGATATATAATGCAATAGTAAATGCAATCCCTAGAATTCATTGGCCATCATGGGGAGATATAGCCGGATGGATTAAAAATATGATATGGGGGTCAAGAGGACCTGGTATGGGACTTGGATCAGTTAGTTCACAAATAGCTAGACAGTCCGCATTACGTACAGCTAACCTAGCAGCACAACGTGCAGCATTAGTAAGTTCATATCAAGCATCACCAGCAGCACAGCAGGCAGCATCACAAGCAACTAGTAGTATGGGAATCTTCGGAGGACTAAGTGGGTTCTTTGGACCAGGTGACTGGAAATCCCGAATAGCTGGAATGACATACACCTACCAAGACTATGGTGGAAGCAGACAGAAAGCATGGGATGGTTCAAGTAATTGTATGACAGGTAACTGTGTAGATATGAGTCTTGGTGTACTCAATGCAGCAGCACAAGCTGGAGCAAGAGGAGGAAGCCTAAGATTTGGAACCTGGAATGGAGGGCCACATGTATGGGCCGAAGTTGAAGGAATCACAGTAGACCCAGCCAGAAAAGCATTAAACAATACATTCGCAGCACCAGCTCGTGGACCAGGTGGAAGCAATGGAAATACATATGTATTCCAAGGACCAGTCTATGATTGGAATGCATTCAAGAAACAAGTACAAAGAGCAAACGATAACATCGTTGGTGGAATATATTAAACGGAGGTGATATAACATGGCAGACTTATGTACAATAGGACCAGTGTCTATCACAGACGCTCACCTATTTGAAAACAACAGTTTCGATTTTAGCAATACAGCTACACAAATTATCACCTCTGGAAGTAATATAACCACAGGTGGACAGTTACAAGAAGAGTATGGATTTGATATATTATGTACAGCCGATGAAGCATTACAGCTTAAAGGCGTAGTAGAACAAGGACAAATAATATGGATGGATACAAGTAGTGATTTAACAGACAATAACTTTCTCCAACACAAAGGATGGGTCATATTAACACAGCTCGAAATATCCCATATGAGTCCTACAATACTACAATGTGCTATAACCTATATTAAGATAAGTGACCATCAAGCTGAATATTTAACAATGGATTACAGTAAAGGATACTATGATGGAATATCATTAATACCAGAATATAGTATTACAGCGACAAATTATCAACTCCAAGAAGATGGAAGTGACATAACAACTAATTGGACCGCAGCATGTGACTATCAAGGAACATTAACAGCATCAACAGATGGAGCAGAGTTTGACTTAGCACTAGCCGCAACAACAGATGGTACACCAAGCTGGGGATGGATACGATGTGACACAGCTACATTCACACCACCATTCACATTCGAAACAATATTAGACCGTAACACATTACCAGGAGCAGCATCAAACTTTGCAGAGATAGTTGTACTATTTGCATCCGAAACATATGCAGATGGAGCATCGTCATTTCCTGGACATCCAAATGCATTAGAACTAAATTGGAACGTAACTAATACAGCTACAAAGCTAGGACTAAGATATAATCCCACAAGTGGAGGAACTAACTATCTATATCCATACACAAGTCAAGGTACAACATATGCAGAACTTGGAATCAAGATGGTATTCACAACAGATGGAAGAGTAAGACTATACACTGACTTAGATACAACTGGAACCTGGTCACAAAAATACTATGGACCACATAACATAACCAACTTTAGTAGCATGCAAATATACTTAGCAGTAGTAAACAAAGATAGTACAAGCTATACAGGAAGCTTCCAGAAAGTAGAAGTATACAATGCAGATACAGTAACATTCCCTAACATAGTACACCTACCATACAATGCAACACCAATAACAACTGCAACAGGAACACGTGCAGGCGAAGATGGTAACATAAGTTACTACACAAATCCAACAACAGAACTACGATTCCTAGAACCAGCAGCAGATTATTACAAAGGTAGTGTAAAGTTACTATCGACCAATAATAGTGCATCAGCTAGTCGACAAGTGTTCGGTACAGACATCAACCTAACACCAACCACAACAACTTTAAAGAATGCATTCACACAGTTAACATTCGATGCAGACGAAGTAATAATAAAAGGTTGGGATGGTGCAGCATGGAATGCAATAAACACTATACACTTTACCGACGATATAGACTTTATAAGACCACTATTCATATCTCCAGACCGTGTAGTTATACAAATCAATGGAACTAAATGGACCATGCTACGAAGCAGTCCACTAGTAACAGTAGAACATCCAAATACAATACTTGAATACACACTAAGAGACACATATGTATCTGGAAGTGGAACAACAAGTAGTCCAGGGGCAGCAGCAGACATAGCAATGACAGCCGATACAGACTACTACTACAAGATACACGATGCAGCCAGTGATAGCTACAGTCTAGTAATAGGTAAACGAGACAAGACAACAATCAAATCAGATAGCCTACCAGCAGATACCATAACTGCTATAGGATGGTTTAAGAAAGGAGCCAGTGGAATAGATGCAGCAGACAGTCTAGTACAACAATGGTACAAACAGACACGAACAGGAATAAGTTTAAAACAAATAATATAGGTGGTTAGAACAATGATTAGAGAATACATAAACAATGTAAATGCAACCCAAGATTCTTGGTTTGCCTCTAATCCCTTTTATTTTATCCGTATAGATAGTATCGACCATGGAACAGGAGGGATTCAGAAATATAATTTTACAGACTTCGCTGCTGGTGACTATACTGATACATCAAATAACAATAACTTTTCAAATAACTTTAACTGGATATATTTAAAAGAGAATGATGCAAGTACATCAATTACGTTTACAAAGAGTATAACAATACCAAGCGAAGGATACTACCTAATAGAGTTAATGATAAACAAAAGACCATCATGTACTGGGAGCTTTGACTTATCAATAGCTGGGAGTAGTGTTTGGGATGAGAGTGGATATAACCAATGGGATGATTATGGAACAGTAGTGAGAGTACCAATACAATACTTAACAGCTGGAGCAAAGAGTTTTGTTCTAACAGCACCTAAGTTTGGTAGAGCTGGATGGATAAAGGTATCAAGACTAACAAGGTTCGAAGGTGGAAATGGAGTAATGGGAGATAGTGAAACAAGACTAGACCTAATAGATGTAGAGTTTACACAAAACGGAATCACCGCACTAGACACCATGACATTAAAGATAGCAATGCACGAAGACTATTATTCAGATAATTCAACAATGAATCCATTAGTATTCGATGCACTAGACCATATAACATTAACAGCCGGTCAATCAATGACCACAACAGTACCAATGTTTGGTGGATACATAAGTGGATGGAACCTAAACGAAGACCGTACAATATTAACCATTGAATGTGTAGACCGCTTATGGGATTTAAAACGTACCATGATATGGAGAAACTTTAGTATCGGATACATACCAAGCGGAGATAGTGCTGGAAGCATGCCATTTACACAGTTCCCAACAGTACAATCTATAGCACGATATCTATCAACAGCACTATATCATATAGACTACCAAGCAATAGAAAAGGAATACATAATATATAATCCATTCTCACAAGAAACAGATGTAACAGACTTAACATCCTATGGATTTGATAAACAATGGGAGATAGAATTTGGTAACCCGGGAACATGTATGCGGTTAATACCAACATCAACTAGTGCCAACTATGTTAAACTATACAGTTCACTAGGAAGTGAATATAACGCTGCAGACTTTAACCATTTCAACTTCGATTACTATGCAAGTGGAGCGGGAGTAAAATATCCAATAACATTCAATATAGAAATAGATATGTACAAAGCAGACGAAGCAGTCTCTGCATATAAGACATACTATATAAACTTCAATGGTCCAACACCATCTAATACTAAATACTTATTAGGAAAGGTACAACCACAACTCGATGGAACATGGCACAACTTTACCTGTGACCTAAAAGCAATGTTCGATAAAGTAGCACCAAGCAGTGCATACTATATCAAGGAAATACGAATCGTAGGTAAACAAGATAGCCTAACAGTATTAAACAGACGTTGTAGTAGTATATATATAGACCAAGTAATGGCATACAAAGACATATCATCAGCACCAAAATATGCATCAGCAGACAGTAAAAGCGCATTCGACGAACTACAAGACCTATGTGAAAAAACAAACCACATCGCATATGTAAGACCAGGTATGGAAAGAAGCTTAGACCAACTCATAATATTACCTAAACGATACTTTACAATACCAATCACACTAGACGATACAAACATAATGTCAATAAGCACAACCGAATACAAACCATTAGAATGGGGAATGTTAAACTGGGCTGTAGATACATTCAATTACAGTGAAACAAGAAGTGGAAATGTAAGCTGGGTCGATGGTGACCACGAGAAACATTATGGACCAATAATGGACCATGAGTTCCTATCAGATGTAACAACCGAAGCAAGCGCTGCAACAATCAGTAAAGCCAAAGTAAACAATGGTATAATCAACTTCCCAGGATTTGAAGTGACACTATTAGGTACAAGTCTCATAGAACCAGGTCAATATATAACCGTCGAACTACCCAAACATAGACTAAATGGACTTTATGAAATAGTAACAATAACACATAAAATTGACTTTGTAAATACACTATTCACAACAAGTCTATCATTCGGAAGACCAAGCTTTAAGTTCCTATCAATGATGAAAGAATTAAGAAATGCAAAACGAGACATAAAACAAGTAAGAAACAATGCAGCATATGCAGCAGCTGGAAGTTTAGCAGCTGGATTAGAAACAAGTCTTGGAGCATATAACGAAAACTAGGGAGGTTAATATATGGCAAGTAAGAAATTTACATTTAAAGGTGGTCAACTTGCAGATACTGACCAACCCCTCGTTGGGTTTACCTGTGACGATGAGTCCGGACTTAAATATCTACCAGACCCTAATACAGGCTCAACAGGGACAGCAGCATATGCAACTAAAACCTTTAGGGTATCAGATACAAAGAATCCATTATGGAATCAAGTAACATATGATATAGAACGTACCGTAACAGCCAGTTCACTATATAGTGGACATGTTACATTACAAGGATTAAAAGATGATGGAACATTCAATGACATAATGGAAGAACCATACAGTATTACATATGATGCAACAAGTAAAGATGTGTTTGATTTACTTGAATCTGCATGTACAGGAGCACAACATGGAAGAGTACCATACACAAATGCAGCTGGTACAATCACAGTAAAGATGCCACTACGATACAGTAAATATGAAAGTGTAGATATTATGCCAACATGGTATGATACAGCATGGACTAAACGAATACAGACACGTATCAATAGAAGTGGTGGAAGACTTCATGGTGGCCGTGGCCATATGAATGATTATAAAGTTATATCATTACCGGTTGCATATGATGCAGATATGAATGCAGATTTCAGTGACTTAAGATTCACAGGCCCAGATGGTCTTGATGAACTATCATATTATATATTAACAAAGACAGATAGTACATCTGCAGTAGTATTAGTAGCTGTACCATGGTGGATACAAGATAGAGAAGCATTTAAACATATTACAACTGGTCGAGAATATTATTCAGAAGACAATGCAATATCAATCTTTATGTATTATGGGAATACAGCAGCTACCACAACTAGTGATGTAACATTAGGTGGTGCTACATGTTTCTATGATGACTTTGACGATGCAAGTATAGATGCTACAAAATGGCCTACAACTGGTGGAACAGTAACAGAGACTGGTGGATATCTTGAATTAAAAGTACCAGCTAGTAGTGCATCAACAGCATCTGTTATTAGTTGTGATATAGACTATCTACAAGACCATACTATAGAATTTATGGGTGGACGTACCATAGAAGTTATATGGGAAGTAGAAGCTATAGTTCCACTCAGTGGTACAACAGCAGCACAAGGACCTATTATGCGTATACGTAATAGTGACGATGACTACTTTGAATGTTCAGCTCAATACCAAGCAGCTGGGCTTCTAGGTGGAAGTGCACAGTACTACTTTGGAACAGGTGATGGTGGAGCTAAAACATATCCATATCACAGTGGAACAGGTACAACAACCAAACGATGGATTAAATGTCTATACACACAAGGAGCAACAGCTACAACGGGAATGAGTTATGGATTAAATAGAGCAACATGGTTCCATAGTTATAATGGATATGACTGGGATATCATACAATCAAACCAAGCAGACACTGGTGCCACAGCACCACAAACAAAACCTATACAAGTTGCAATGTACCATATTGGACCTAACACCGTAGCATCAGATAGATACTGTAGATATACCCAGGTAATAGCATATGAAACAACAGGAAGCGAACACGACTATATGAGTGACCACTTCCAGAACGGAGCATTAACAGCAAGATGGAATACCAGTGTAGGAACAGGAACACTAGTAGAATCAGTAAGCGCAGTAACAGCCACATTAACAGCCGCTTCAAATCACCGTTGGACAGGAGCAGCATGGGAACCAGTAGGATTCTATACAGCACTAAAACAAGGTGGATTCCAAAAGAACACAGTACATGTATTTGAAGCTAAACTAAATAGTGTAGCAGCAGTAGCAGCTGGAAGTATGTTTGCAACAATCAACATATTTAACACAACAACAATCGCAAGCCAAGAAGCGATACACTGGGGACTTGAAAGAACATCTGCTGGTGTAATAACTCCATTTGCAATGAGACAAAGTAACGGAACACAAGTAGATATGTATAGTGCTGCATTAGGAAATGTAACAGCAATAGATACAACAGCTGTATGGTTACGTATAGTAGTAGACCCATATCAACAACGTGTATCATTTGATTATAGTATAGATGGAATAGAATGGATACATCAAGGTTCAAGTAATGCAGTATATGCAGATGCATATCTAAACGGAGCATACTATGGAGTCTTTGGGAGAAACACAACTACTAACAGTTGTAGTTGTGTATGGGATTATATAAGAGCATACAGTATGGGAGATGTATCATTTGATACTAAAACTTGGAGTGGAGAAGAATCATTAGCAGACTATCCATTACTACCAACAGCACCAACAGACGACGACTTAACATTAACCTTCGCAACACCAGCCGGAATGCCAAGAAACAATGCACTATATATACGTACCAAGAAGTTTGGTGGAGGCTATAGTAACAGTAAACCAATGTGGATATCAGATAGAGACCATATAGATATAGGACCAGATGGAACAGATAAATATATAGGAATGCGATTAGTGGTTGACTTCAACTTTGACGATACAGATGAGTTCAAAATAACAGAAATGTCATTCCTATATGAGGTGATATAATATGACATACAGTAATGCAGTAGCAGACATGCAAGGAATAGGAACCAATCCAGGACTACTACTTAGAGCAGCAGACTACTGTAACAGTAATGCCTCTCTAGTATATGGTGCATCTTATCTAGATGGTAAAGCAGTAAGAGCAACAGAACATGGTCAAGTCATAATGGAAACAGGATGGTTACCACGAGGTTTATTAAATAACCTCGTATCCCCTACTGTTTATATGGAAAGTAATGGTACAAGCAGAGCAGAAGTTGTAATGCTAACCATATTCAAAAGACTACCAGGAACCATAGGAGTACAAGAAGCCAAACAAGTATTCATAAAATATAGAACCAATGTATCAAATACAGTAGGAGCAGTACCATATAATAGCTGGGTAAACCGACCAGCCACAGCTCCACTTTGGTTCGATATACGATATGAATACAAATTCAAACTAGAAGTTAGCAAATTATCTAATGGTAAATATATAGATGTAGAAGGAATCTACCTACAATATAACAACTCCAATATGGTACAAGCAGCAGAACAAGTTACATTTGGAAGTGCTATTACACAAGCAGTTCCAGTGATGGATGGTATCTATTGGAGCGCAACAAGTGATGGAGCTGGAGTAATCGATTGGATACTAACACCAAGATTTATAGATGGAGCCGGAAATACAACTGGAGATTATAAAGGATTATTCAACAGTGTAGATGGAGCAATAACAGGCTTTGCATATGGTACAACATTTGACAGTTCAACACAGATACAGACCGATGTAGCAGCATCTAGTTTTGGTGGTGGATATGATATAACAGTATATGTATATGCATATACAGCTAATACAATAGCATACTTCTATACCATGGTATACGGATGGCAAAATGCACAGGTGGTTTAAATGGCTGAAGAAATAGATGTTCCTATAATTACAACAGGCGCAACAATAGTATCACAACAAACTAAACCAGAAAAAAGACTTCAAAGAAGGACACAACAAAATAATAAAGTACGTATCACCGTTAAGTTTATGGATAGAATCTATAATACACCGCTCGAAAAAATCTTAGGTAACCCTACAATGCTAACTAGAATATTAAAGAATGGATACTATAGACAAGCATTATGTGATGCAAACAACATGGCCACGATGACCATAAACTTCAACGGAGAAGACCACATCCTATATGGAATACCAGATAATATGAAAGATACAAAAAGGTTAGTGTATGGAGAATATGACTGGGTAAAAGCTGTGGATGTAGAAATAGATGAAACAGGAGAATAGGAAGTGAGAACATGGAAATAGGATACTATATAAATCGGATATGGACACCACTCGAAAAGATTGATTGGGCCGGTTTAAAGAAGAAAGGTATAACAGAAGTATATATAAGATGTGCTGAAGAAAATTTAGATGCCATATCTACATTTCTTCCAGCTATCAAAGCCGCTGGATTAAAACCCTATGCATGGACATGGATGGGATTTACCATGCATCAAGAGGCTATAGATAAAGGATGGAATATTAACTATGACTTAGAAACATATGACATGCCAAGCTACTACAAAGAGTTACAATTGCTACGATGTATAACAAAAGCCGCTGGTAAAACATTCATATTAACAACCAAAGCACAGGACTGGGATGGTGACCAGAAATGGAGCATCATAAAAGACTACTGTGACTACCTACAACCAATGCTATACCTAGGCGACTACAATAAAACATTACAACAACTTAAAGACTACATGGCATTCTATAATACAAAGTATCCAGGAAAAATATATCCAGTACTAGAAACCTATGTCAGTGATGCTAACCCTGTAGCAAAGAGCAAAGCAGTATTAGATGCAGAGATAAACACATGTGCACCCTACTGTAAAGCAGTAGGACTATTCAGATATGGAATCAGTAACTTTGACAACACACCAATAGTAACACCAAGCCCATTACCAGACCTAACATTGAATCAGAAGATACAGACCAAACTCAAAGTACTAGGATACTATCAAGGTAAAGTCGATGGTACAATGGGAACATATACAACAGCAGCCATTAAATCATTTCAAACAGATGAAGGAATCAAAGTCGATGGAGTAGCTGGACCAGTAACACAACAGATATTATTCGCAAGACCCAATACATATCCAAGTGGATACATCGAAACTAATGGACTACAAGTCTATAGACAAACAACAGGCTACACATGTGGACCAGCCAGTCTCAAGATGGCACTATCAAGATATGGATTCAATGTAGCAGAAATGACTTTAGCAAAATATGCTGGTTCAACCAGTACCAGTGGAACTACCCATGCCGGTTTAATTGCAGCTACAAAGCGTGTAACATCTACTTTAACATTAGGCGATAAACGATTTTCTGCTCTAGGATGGAGTGGAATCTTCAACTATATCAAAGCCAACGTACCAGTAGTTACACATATAGAGTCATTCATTAATGCTGGAGTATCCGGACACTACGTAGTCATATTCGGAATAGACGTAAAGAATAAAATGGTAAAAATAGCAGACCCATCATATGGTATACGAACCGTTTCATTTGCAACAATGCAATACAAAATGAATTGGATAATAAACACTGGACGTTCAAGTACACCAATAATGCCATTAACAAAACCATGAGTTCCCTATGATATGAGGGACTAACCACATAACCACCTCAACCCTAACAAGAAATTGTTAGGGTATTTTTATTTCGACAAATTTAGCGTAACAATCATAGTTTCTATATAGATGAGGACAAAATAAATTTCAGAAATGAACATGTGTCGATACCTTTATATATAAAGAGCTAATTAATCGTGACAAATGAAATTAGGGGTATATATACCTAACGGTAACTATATATATGTGAATAACTATATAGTGAGGGCAAAAAGTTACGGGGTTGGAAAACTTCCAAAACCGAAAGCTTTATATGTCCTCAAATTAAGTATAATATGTGCGAGGTGAAATGTAAAGGTGACCTGAAAAGCGAACCTTTATATACTACCTCAAACATAATATATCTTACAGGAGCACAGGGTCCTACTACAGCAAACCTGTGTTTTACCATACGGACCGGCCTGCAAGTCACAAAACTAAGCATGGCATCACGGCTGTTACGGCTAACACCCCTGAAATAGTGGGGTGGCTCAGACAGTTAAAGGTGAGAATTGAACTTATTTTTCTTTAGGGCAAGCGGGCTTAACCGAAGCGCAACCCGGAAAACGAGGTGATTGAGAATGGTTAGAAACGTCATAAGTCAACATGAAGGTGAGATAGTAGAAGTTCGTGGTAGAGTATCAGTTAGATACCCACGCCATGAGAGTGGTAAGATAGCAGTTGCACCAGTAGACGTCATAGTAGATGGGGTCAAAGTTGGTAGTGAACATCACATCAACATCTTCCCTGGTGACTACAGGAACATACCTGTACCACAGGTCCACTGGGATGTCGTCCGTGGTGATGTCATAGTAGTTCGTGGCCGTGTCGAGTCATACCGCAAACGCGGTGGTGTCGTCGACTACTGCATACGAGACCCTAGCATAGAGGTTGTCTCAGGTAGACAGCCTCAACAGGTCCGCCCTGTACGCCGGGTTCGCAGAAGCAAACCTTCATACGATGACATACCTGAAGGTTGCTAATTACATTTTTAAAAACAAGAGGTGATTAAATATGAATTGGAAAATAGCAATAATAATAATAGCCATAGTTGGTTTCATAATTGGAGCCGGTGTTGGCTACGAACAGACAGACAGATGGGTAGGTCCAGATGGTTCAGTACATTACAACCATCCAGACACAGACTATGAAATTGCAGTAGAAGAAGTTAATGACATCGTACCAGTCTACGAAGAAGACATACCAGAACCAGAAGGTGCACAGTGGGACGTACAGGGACAGACATGGTTCATCGGTGGCCAGTCAGTTAAAGTAATTATTGAACACCAAACACCAGCAGTAGTGTACCATGAAATGTTCCATGCAATGCATAACTACGACGACCCAGAAAACACCGAACCTAACGCAGACGCATACGCAACAGAACGTGGCTTCCCAATACACGACGCCACATATTAAATATTTTTTGAGAAAAACCCATGAGGTGATGTGAATGAATGTGAACCAAATTATTAAGAATGTAGAATCAAGATGTAGTGCACATATATACATTGACCGGGACCCAGACAGTGAACCCGGATGGTACATAGAAGAAGAACAAGCAATTGGTATCAGTGTAAACCAATCCGATGCAGAAGCAATCGCAAGCATAGTACACGAAGTAGCACACCACGTAGACATAGAAGAACATAACCATCATGAACGTAGGGACATCGACGCTGAAGTCATAGCACATGCAGTCGAATACGCAATCATAGACAAAGAACCAATCAATGGTATCATACCAAGAATCGAAGACAGTATCCGGGAAGGTTACTGTATCAACGAACATGCAATCGTCGACGAAGACGACATACGACAAGTAGCAGAACGTGTACAAATAATATGTGGTGTATTCTAAGAAGGTGGTAAGAATGGTAGTAGTTAACATTGGAATGTGTAGTGAGGTATGTCCTCACTGCTTCGAAGTACTAGCCTGGGAATGGGGCTTCTGGTCACATCCAGAAGACTTTGACTGGGGGGTAACTAGTTACGACATACTTAACCTACTTGGTTAAGTGTCGAACATTACTCTACTCACTATATTATAGAACTGAGATAAAAAATAGGAAGGTGTGAATTATGAAAAATGTGAAACCAATTTCAATTTATAATCCGAAACATCCGGACTTCATAGACATTAGTTGTAAACCAGACCCTAAAGAACTATATGGTGGACCAGCTATATTCAACGACGACGGCCAGAACCAAAGGACCGTTGGACACATAGACAGTAAAGGTAACTATATACGTTGTAACCCAAAGGACATAGGCCTCAAAAAGAATATTGCAGCCAAATCTAAACCAACCGCATACATCAACTACAACGAATTCAAAGACGTCGAATCAATCGTATCAGAAAGTAAACCACGTAATGAAGTTTACTTTGCAGAATATGGTTACACCGAAATCAAACAATCCTACAAATACAAAAACGAAGACAGTGAAGAAATAGTCAACCCACGTTGGGCTCGTTTCATCAAACTAACCAAAGCAGAAAAAGCAGTATTAAAAGCTGCTCGACCCTAATACTTTTTTGAGAGGTGGTAATATGAAAATATGTGAATCATGTGGTAAAGAATTCGAAGCTAAACGTAGCGACGCTAAATACTGTAGTAAGCAGTGTAGACAGCGTAAGTCTGCAAAACATGCAGCACGTGTAAAACGTAATAGCTTCCAGGAAAAGGAATGCATATGTGGTAAGAAATTCAAAGGTCCTAATAATCAAATCTACTGCAGCGATGACTGCAAAGAATGGGCTCAACGCTTACACAAAGAACGTAACAATGACAATAGGTTCGACAACCTCGACGCCGAATATCCATTCGACTCCGAAGACTACTTACCATAAGTGTCGAACATTACTCTACTCACTATATTATGTAGGAAGTAAACACTTCTCATATAGTATAGTGAGTAAGTGTCGAACATTACTCTACTCACTATATTATGTAGGAGCTGGAACATTTATGTTCCAAGTTAAACTTATAGGAAGTGAAATTTATGGACATAAAAGGTAGACATTTCAGACAGACAAAACGTGGTAAAATCGACAGTGCTTTTATCGCAAAAAAGGGAACAGTTAGTATCTATAATCCTAAACACCCAAATTACAAGGGGTGAACTTTATGGTATCTAAAGAATACATAGACGAACTAGAAGACACTATCAACATGCAAAATGTTGACATTGAACTTTTACTCGACTATATAACCCATTTAGAATTAAAATATATTGGCAAACTAGTAAATGGTCGTCTTCCATTGTTTGACGACGACGACCGTTAAACAATTTTTAGAGGTGAACAAAAATGTGGGACGAATACGAACCAGATGAAAAGACCAAATCTGATGACGACGTTGGATACGGTGACTACGTAGATGAGTGGTAGACCATTAGGGTCTACTAATAACCAATAGGAAGGTGGTATTAATGGGTAGTGTAGTAGAAGAACAGACCATAATCGACATCATATGGAATCAAGTTAATGAATCAATCGAAGAAACCATAGATGTTTCTTACGCTTAATTCGTTTTCTCTGATAAAGCCAAGCGAGCAAATGTGACTCTTTGGCGTTGGAGAAAAAAGAATGAAGAAACAAGCACTTAGTATATTGTTACTACTCTTAGTAGTAGTAGCATTTGGTGGGATAGCATCAGCTGCTACCCAGAAAGTGCTAGTATCCGAGGCATATGATGAGACTGTACTTGTCTCACCAGCATATGATGAGGAAGTACTAGTCACACCAGAACAGCCGGCAATACCTGGCTATACAGTTGAAGACATTCCAGCTTACCTGGAACAAGTATTTGACCATTACTTAGTTAATGGAGAATACTACATTCCACACGAAGCTATCTACGAAACAATAGTAGTAGTAGATGTACCGGAACAAACAATACACCATGATGCAGTCTACGAAACAGTTGTTGACGTACCAGAACACAACATAACAATCATTGACGTACCAGCAGTACCTGCACACGACGAACAAGTAGAAGCTAACCATAACGGTTGGACTCTAAATAGTAACGGACAAGTGCAGCAGAAGAAACACAACGTACCACTAAATGCAAACTACTTCTACGAAGGAACAATTAAGAATGGTTACAAAGTTGTAGATGACCACGGATGTGGCTCAAACCACGTATGGGTTCCAGTATTTGAAACCATACATGTTCCAGAAGTACCAGCAGTTACTCATGAAGAAGTCGTACCAGCTACATTCAAAGAAGTATTAGTAGCAGAAGCATACGATGAAATCATACCAGCAGTAACACACGAAGAACAAGTAGTAGTACAAGATGCATACACTGAAGCAGTACCATACAGTGGTAACGGACCATACTTCGGTCAGTTCGGTAACTCTGAAGACATCACCGCATGGAGCAACTTCATATACAGTCATGAAGGCGCTACAGGTGGATGGGGTTCATGGGTTCCATACTACAACAGTTCACTTGTACCAGCAGTAACTCATGATGTACCAGAAGTACCAGCTGTACCAGCAGTATACGAAACAATACACCACGAAGCTGTATACGAAGTCATACACCACCCAGCAGTCTACAAAGAAGTTGAAGTAGTAGACCCAGTAGCACCAGTAGACCCTAAAGATGTCCCACTTAAAGACATCCCTACAGGTGGTAAAGCTGTTGGTATTGCTCTTGCAATACTCGGTATACTAGTAGTTGGCGGATACATAGCATCAAGAAGGAAATAAATTTTCCTACCCTTTTATTTTTTAGCAACACGGCTTAATTGTACGGTTGCGAAATAAAGAGGTGAGAATATGTTTTGTAAAGAATGTGGAGTAGAAATGTCAAACAATGCATTAGCATGTCCTAAATGTGGAGAACCAATTGAAGTTGTACCAGAAAAACCAGACAACGTTCTTGCAACAGTATTGAACTTGTTTGTACCAGGACTTGGTCAAATGATTCAAGGTAGGGTTGGTCGTGGTATTGGAATATTAGCAGCGTTCATATTACTTAGCTGGACAGTCATTGGTGCAATTGCAATATACATCTGGGCAATAGTAGATGCATACAAGTTCGAGGGATAAGTATGAGCCTAGAAAGATTTGCAGAAATAGTAGAAGCAGCCAAACAACAGGAACTTGAAGTAGACCAGTTACAAGCTAAAATTGATGGATTAACATATGCATTGGCAAAGAAAGCAGAGAAAGTTAAGATACTGAAAGAGAAAGATACAGATAAAGTTAAGTTACATGAAGGCCGTATAGGAAGAGATTGGCATACCGAGACACAAAATAAACATGATGATGAAACCAATGGTATAATTGGTGTCAGTAAACAAAAGAACACAGGCCGTTTCTGTGCGAATATTAATTATATAAATCCAGAAACAGGACGTAAAACATCCACAGTACGTGGACGAGATACATTGGTAGAGGCTATAATAGCCAGGAATGAAATCGCAGCGACATTACTAAGAGAGGGATTGATAGACTTTGAACGATTTAAAAAGTTTACATCCCTCTAATTTTTTTAGATATGAAATAAATGTCGAACATTTCTCTACTCACTATATTATGTAGGAGCAATAAATGGAGGTGAACTATGTTACAAGAAGGACCACAAGCATCAATGCTTATATTTAATATGTTAGATGAACTAGCAAAAGAACTAGGATACAAGAACGGCGCTCAAGACTTAGAGTTTGAAGAGCCCGCAGTAAATATAGAACTCCTCCAAATAGTACAGGAACGTTTAATAATACAAGCTGAATTCAGAAGACAGGCAATGTTATTATTAATAGAAGAAGCTGAACGGGAGGTTCAACGTGCATATCAGTAAACTAGTATGTGTTGTGATACTACTAGTTTCATTAAGTATATTGGGCTACTATGTGATACCAGAAGCTAATGAGAGAGTGACACCGGTTACAAATGAGACATTAACAATTGATAAGATTAACGTTCATACAGATATAAACAATGAGTCAATAGACCAGGGTGTATATCAATTACCAGGAACTACTATGTTATTTGGACATCGAACTACACATGGTTCAATATTCTTTAACTTAGATAAATTAGTAGTAGGTGATACAATAGTCTTCAATGGAGATACTTATAGTGTCATAAAGACATCGGTTGTATCAGAAGAAACAACCCTAAAAGATAATGGAAATCTATTCCTAATAACATGTACACCACTAGGTAGTACAAGCCATAGGATAGTTGTGGAGGCGAAACATGTTTGAAGATGACCATATGCTTAAAACAGAACTAGTGCTAGTCATGACTTTAATGGTTGGCTTCATACTAGGTGTAGCATTTAGAGGTGGATAGATGGTTTGTATACAAGATAAAGGACCAGTCTACCATTGGATTAAATACAATATCTATAAGCCAATTCGAAACTTTAGTGAAAGTATCCGATATGGATATTGGATGAGCGAAGAGGCTCAAGTACAAAGTAAACGAGAATGGATTGAGAAGTTGAAAGAGAGGTGAAAATATGCAATGTAGGATTTGTGGAAAGCATATTAGTTTAAGAAATAGAAGAGAACATTTCTTAAGAATTCATATAGATAGAAAAGAATGTGTTCTTAGTATGTTAAATGAAGATGTACCAACTTCTTATGATTATGAAATAGAAATTATAGAAGTTAATGAAAAACCAAAACGTTCGTCTGTAGTATTACGTAAACCAAAACAAAGACATCTAGTTGTATACAAACATACTCATATCGAAAGTGGTTTGTCATATTATGGTAGTACAATTAACGGAATTGATTATAGATTAAAGGGGCATATAAGAGATTCTGAAAATGGTAGTAAACTTAAATTTCATAGAATGATAAATAAGTTTGGAATTGATTCATTTAAATCTGAAATATTAGAAGACTTAGGACATGAATATACAAAAGAATTAGAACAACAATTAAGAGAAATTGAAAAACAATATATAATTGATAATAATGCAGTTGAAACTGGATTAAATATGATAGTAGAATTTGAAGGTGGACAGACAGAAGGTCAAAAATTTGACGATGGGAAAATAAAGATTAAACGTAACTATAAAAATGGAACATCAAGTGCTGAATCTAGAAAGGGAAAAAAACAAGATAGAGAAAAAAATAAAGATTGTCCCAAATATATATCAAAAAGAAATGGAAAAATATTTGTAAATATACAATGGGATAGAAAAAATGGAGGATATTTCCAAAAGACAGCTAAAGATTTAAATGATGCAAAAAGAATATTAAATGCTTTATGGGAAGCTACACCAAAGTTACAAGAAAGAGGTGAAAGTCCATATAAAAATGATATATAAAGGAGTTGATTTTGTGACTTGGGAATTATTAGAAGGAGATTGTTTGGAATTAATGAAAGATATTCCAGATAATAGTATTGACCTAATCTTATGTGACCCCCCATATGGTGTAGTTAAACAAGAATGGGATAAAAAAATTGATTTAACTTTACTATGGGAGCAATATAAACGTATTCGTAAATCATATAGTGCGGTGCTATTATTTGGAATGGAACCATTTAGTACTGAAGTTCGTATGTCTAATCTTAAAGAATATAAATATGATTGGATATGGGTTAAGAATAATGCTATGAACTTTTTACAAGCTGCAAATATGCCATTACGATATCACGAATTAATCAGCGTATTTAGTGATGGTGTAATTAATCATGCTAAGCGTAGTCCTACACGTATGACATATAATCCACAAACAACTAAAATAGATAATCCACAAACAGTTTTACGTAGACCATTTAAACAAGGCGAGCGTGGATTTAATGGTGGGCGTGGAGGTAAAAAAGTAGTAGATAAAAAAGATTTTCCAAGAATGATATTAGATAATTTTCCAGCACAACAGAAGCGGTTTAATATGACACAAAAACCAGTTGAATTATATGAATATTTTATTAAAACATATAGCTCAGAAGGAGATACAATATTAGATAACTGTGCTGGAAGTGGAACACTTGGTATAGCTTGTTTAAATACAAATAGAAATGCTATAATGATTGAAGCAGATGAAAAATCTTGTGAATATATTAAAGAAAGAATGGAGTTGAAAAAATGAGCATTAAAGAAATAGTAAAACAATTAATTGAATCAGTAGTTAGAGGACAAGAATTAGAGGCAAGGATTAGGAGGAACCCCTAATGACTTGTTCCATTAATTTTAATCGACGTGGGAAAAAGATAGAAGTACTCTATGTACCAGATGAAGAAATAGATTACTACTATGATGAGGAGGACAAAGAATGAGTGACGAAGTGGTTAGGAAGAAAAAAGAAAGAGTTATTATAGACGAAAGCGTTGAACTTAAAATAGAACTATCAGCTAAGTTCTTTGATAACATGGACAAAGCTAAGAAACAGGTAGCAGAACAGAGGGGCTACGATGTATCATACGGTGAATACATTGAAGAGTGCCTAGACGACCTCGTTAAAATGGTTAGAAAAATGGAAGAAGAACTCATCAAAAGGGATTTCGTTGATGGACTTCCAGAGGTTGTAGACAAGTCAGAAGAACCAGTGGAAGTAGAAGAGGAACCAAAGGAAGGCGAAGTTCCAGCACATCTCTACGCACATATCGAAGAAGATTCAGCTAAAGAAATCATGTACGTATAGGGTGGTAATATGGCAAGCAACTGGATGAACGAATGTGATGACGACTTTAATGATGATGGCATGACATTCAAAAAGGCAAAGAAGATTATAGACGTCTATGAAAACCATCACTATGGTGGATACGTCTATGACGCTTCTGAATATAAACAGGCAAAAGAATATATGACTAAAAGGAGATGGCCATAATAATAGGTGATGTAATGTGTACGAAGCAATCATGGGACACGGAGGTGTTGTCTGCAAGCTAATAGGCAGCGGCGACTGTGACCATTGTAAAGCAAAAGAATTAAAACTAAAAATATTTCCATACCGTGGAATAAACAGACAGATATATAAGTTACTTATTAGGTTGTGATATCACTTATGATAGAGACATTAGCAGCACTTGTTGGTGTAATCATAGCACTATGTCTACCATTAGTAGGCTTTTGGTATGAAGATAGTAAGATACAAAATATTAATAAGAGGTGAGAAGATGCATCACATGATATGTGAATATTGTGGATATCAAGACTATTTTGATATAGAAGAAGATACAGGTAAGCTATATTGTTTACACTGTGGACATTATGTAGAAATAAATATAACGGTGGTGGATTAAATGTACGGACCAGATAAGATGGAACCAGCAGAAATCATAGACCCATGGGAAGACTACGAAGAATATGAGGAGGACTGACCCATGGAATTTTATAGCGACAGAGTAGATTTAATGGAAGCATTATTGAAAGCGAATGACCTCAAAGCACGGCTACGAATGATAGATGAGTTAATGGATGAAATATTAATATTAGATAATCCAGAAGCCATGAGAGAAGTAGCAGCGTTTGTACAAGAGGTGATAAAACAATGAAAGCAACAGTAGATATACCAGGCCCATTCTTAGCTATACCACTATTAGTGTTTGGTGGATTAATAGCTATCATATTGGCTCTGGTTTTATAGAGGTGATTTGTAATGGATAAAGCAATAGAAGATACCAAGAAGAAGGTTAAACAATACTATGAAAAGGTAGGCGAATTACATATAGACCCATTTGATATTCCAGAAAGCCCAGACGAAATCGAACTCTACGTAGGATGGTTCTTTGACCGTATACGAAGCATCGTAGCAATCGAGAATAGTCGAAGAAAGTTTGGAGATATGAAAGAAGTCTTAGTCTTACTTGGAGTTGCGGCTGGTGACTTACAATTATCCATTACTTTCACATACTACGAAGATGTTGGACAACTATACTTAGAGTTCAACCAACCAGAAGATTACCTCTTCCTTCCATTACTAGCTAAACATTTCGGCTTATTATGGAGATTCAAATGGAGGCCTAACACTCTCTATGCTGGAAGTCCAGATGAAGTGTTCGATAAATCAGAGGTTGTCCATGAAGGAAGTGGTGATATATTTGCATACGACAGAGGAGGTCGAGATTAATGGATGAGTTTGTAGCATTTGTATTGTATTTTGCGTTCTTCCTATTGTTCTTTAGTTTATTGTTTAGTCCAATAGGTGGAGCATTTGTTGCATTCTTAGCAGTATTGTTCTTATTATTTTTCCCATTTGTATTATTGGGAGCAATGCTAGGAGTATTGATGCATGCAGCACCAAAGAAAGAAGAAGACGATGAGTAAGTCTTCCATCTTTTTTATAGCAGTAGGGCATGTGTACCGCTGCGAAAAAAGAAACGGAGAAGTGATATCGTGGAATTTGAAGAAATGAAAGACGAAGATGTAGAATACAAAGAAAGTGAAAGAATAGTATTTGAAGAACCAGGTAAAGAATTTATAGGTAAGTATGTTGGCTTCTTTGAATTCGAAGGTTCATATGGACCAGGTGTAGGACACAAATTCGTTGATGTGGATGACGATGAGTTAGAATATGTTATCTTCCAAGACGCTGTAATTAAAACTAAGATGTCTCGTGTACCATTAGATGCCATAGTTAAGATTGTATATATGGGTAAGAAGAAGTCA